ATATACTTCGGTCCAAATGATGGCAATCATTATGATGGAAGTGAATTTTTAGGTTCTAAATCAGAATGTGAAATTAAAATAATAATGCTTGGTTTATTTTGGTCTTCGAATTTAGAAAATGGTCAATCTTTGAATTTAGAAAATGTTGAACCTTCTTGATAAAAAAATGATAAATACATTGTATGTCATATCCGTCACAACCAGTTCTACCTAATTCTTTTCATGGCAGTACAACTTTTAATTCTCAAATTAAAAGTTATGATCATTTAGCGCAAAGGATTAGAAGAACATTAGGTGAACCATTGGTAGAAATTGAGATAAGCAGCGAACAAATTTATGAAATAATTGATATTTCCATAGAATGGTTTACAAAATTTTCAGGAGTCACTGAAGAATATTTAATATTCAAATCTGATTTATATGAAAGAGGAGTTGGTATAAGAGTAGATAAACTATTTAACGTAACTCCAAATATGTACATGGCAGATGAAAAATCAGATTCATTTTATACTCCGACGTTGAGTGCTGGTTATGATTTTGATTTGGATGATTATAGAAAAGTAATTGATGTATTTTCATTTGAGCAAGGCAATACTAGTGGAATTAACACACTATTCACCATAGAACACACTATAGCACAACAAGCATATTTTGGACATTTGTTAGGAAATGTTGGATATGATTTGATAACATTTCATGCTCTTAAAGAGTGGTTAGATACGAGAGAAAAACTTTTAGCGATGCGTCCGTATTTAAGATTTAATCCGGATAATCAAATATTAAAAATAATACCAGAACCAACTCCTAACAGTTCTTATTATGGGTTATTAGGATGTAAAGTTCAAAAACCAATAAAACATTTAGTATCTCAACTATGGGTTTTTAGATATGCTACAGCATTAACTAAAATAGCAATAGCAAACGTAAGAGGAAAATACACTGGAACAAATTTATTTGGTGGTCAATCTGTAAACCATCAAGATTTTATGTCACAAGGACTCAAAGAAAAAGATGAACTTGAAAAAGAATTAATGACAAATTACGTGGACACAGATCCCGTTAGATTCTTTATAGGATAATTTGAAAACATTATTAAAAAAAAATAAAAAATTTGTTCAGGGTATATACAACCCAAAACATAATCAAAAATATAAAGGAACATTTCCAATAATATATAGATCAAAAATGGAACTGTTAGCATTTAGATATTTTGATAATAGTCCTAATGTTATATCATGGGGTTCTGAATCTGTTATAATACCATATCAATCGCCAATAGATAAAAAAATGCATAGATATTTTGTGGATATGGTAGCAGAAATAAAAATGAAAGATAATACAATTAAAAAAATATTAGTTGAGGTAAAACCAGAAAAACAAACGACAAGCCCGATAATAACTAATAAAAAATCTCAAAAAACAATAATTTATGAAAAATATACATATGCTTTAAATTGTGCAAAATGGGATGCCGCGCAGAGATGGGCAAAAAATAAAGGATATATATTTTTTATTTTAACAGAAAAACATTTAAATAATAATGATTTTTGATTTTTTTGAGTAAATAATAAATAAGTAAAATATATATGCCAAATAATGTGTATAGCCTATTAGTTGAAGAACCGACCTACGAAGTAAAATATTTAATAGAGGAGCAAAACAGAAATGCTCCATCAAATTTATATATTAAAGGGCCATTTTTAATGGCAAATGAAGCAAACCGAAATAAAAGAATTTATCCTTTAGAGGAAATGGTGAAAGAAGTTTCTAGATATGATTTAGAAATGATAAAACAGAATAGAGCTACTGGAGAATTAAACCATCCACAATCTCCAGAAATAAATCTAGAAAGAGCTTGTCATATTGTTACTGAATTAACACAAGATGGAAATATTTTTACTGGAAAATCAAAAATATTATCAACACCAGTTGGACAAGTTGTTAGATCTTTGATTATGGATGGTGTTAAATTAGGAGTATCATCCAGAGCATTAGGAAAATTAGATCCTGATGGTTCATATAATAGAGTATCTGATTTTAGATTAGTTGCGGTTGATGTTGTAGCCGATCCGTCAGTGCCTACAGCGTTTGTTAATGGCATCTTGGAATCAAAGCAATGGGTTCTTATGGATAACGGAGAATTTGAACAAGTTTATGAGAAATTTGAATCTAAAATTTCAAACTTACCAAAACATAATAAAGATTTATATTTAAAAGAACAAATTATTGCCTTTATTAATGGATTGAAAACTTTATAAGATAAATATGTTTATGGAAAAAAAATTAATATCTAAATTTGTAACTGATATTTTTGAAAAAAAATATTCTAATGCTAATTCAACTCTGCAAAGGTTAATATCTGAAAAGGTAAAAACAAAAATTAAAAAGACAATCGACGATAAAAAAAATAAAGAAAAAGATTGTGATTGTAAAAAAAATCAAAAAAAAACAAAAAAAGCAACATCTAAAAGATAATTATATTATATAACATATGGATTTTAAATCAATACTTCAAAAAATAGATTCTTCTTTACTTTCTGAAGAAGTGGCTAAAGAAATTTCAAATGCGTTTGAAACAGCAGTCAACGAAAAAGCTGATACTAAAGTTTCATTACAATTAGAAAAAGCATTAATGGAACAAGATGATGAACACGCAGCAAAGCTTGAAAAGTTATTAGAAGCTATTGATTCAGATCATTGCGAAAAACTTAAAAACGTTGTTAATGCAATTAATGAAAACCATACAGAAAAATTAAATAATTTATCTAATTTTTATAAAAAAGCTTTAAACGAAAAAGCTGAAGCATTTTCTAATAAAATTATTAACGAAATAAGCAATTATTTAGATCTTTATTTGGATAAAAAAATTCCAACTGCTCAATTAGAAGAAGCTGTTAATAATATTAATGCTAAGAAACAGCTAAATGATATTAGAAAAATTATTGGAATTGATTCTTCTTATGTTAATAAAGAAGTAAAAAATACAATTTCCGAAGGTAAAAAAGCAATCGACGATTTAAATAAAAAAATTACAACTTTAAACGAAGAAAATAAAAATTTAGTCTCTAAAGTTAAAACTATTGAGACAAACATGATTCTTGAGGAAAGAACAAGAAACATGTCAAATGCAAAAAAAGATTTCATTGTAAAATTATTATCTGATAAATCTAAAGATTATATAAATGAAAATTTTAACTACGTAGTTGAGATGTTCGATACTAGTGAAGAAGAAAAAACATCAATATTGGCAGATAACGCAAAGCAAAACGCAATTACGCGCAAAGCTGGAGTTCCTGCTTCTACTGTTATTTCTGAATCTTCAACTAATACCAATCCAAAGAATACTTTGGTTGGCGGATATCTGAGTGAATTGAAAAAAACAGAAGGGTTTTCAAACAAATAAATTGAAATCTTATGTTATTTTACAATTCGTATCTATCCATAGAAAGGAAACCAAATAAACATGAAAACCGTTAATCCAGCCGTAGGCTATATTGATCGTTCTCGCGCTCAACAGCTTGTTGAGAAATGGGCACCCGTTCTTAATTACTCTTCCGATAAGGTTACAGCAATTGAAGACGAACACGCTCGTTTAACAACAGCTATTCTAATGGAAAACCAAGAACGCTGGTGCATTGAAGAAGCGGGTAATACCGCAGGCACAACTGGTGTTTTTGGCAACAATTCAGGTGGCCATTACGGTCCTCCTGGATCCATTACATCCGGTGATACTTACGCTCAAGGAGATGCTCGCTTACCTAAGATTCTTATCCCAATGGTTCGCAGAACATTCCCTGAACTTATCACTAATGAGATCGTAGGCGTTCAGCCAATGAGTGGTCCAGTCGGTCTAGCGTTTGCTTTGCGTTACCGTTATGAAGCAGATAGCCTTGGAGCCAATGGCCTCGATGGTTATGCCTCTGGCAAAACCACAGTCGGAGCAGATGGCATTCCTCGCCAAAGCGACGGAAATGAACTAGGCTATAATTACTTAGATACCCGTTTCACAGGCACATCAGGTACAGCACTCTCCGGCCTCGGAGGTTCTGGAACTGATTTTCATATGCTTGATGAGGATAAAGGCGTTGCCGCCCTCCTCAATAGCTTTGAATTAACTGGAAACATCCCACAAGTTGTTGTTGAGTTCAGCAAAACAGCAGTTGAAGCTGGCACCCGCCGCCTCGCTGCTCGTTGGAGCGTTGAACTTGAGCAAGACTTGAAGAACATGAACGGACTCGATATCGACAACGAACTCACTAATGCTATGTCATATGAGCTTCAGGCCGAAATCGACCGTGAAATGGTCATGAGAATGGTACAAGTTTGCTTAACAGCCGGTACACCAAATGGATATTCATTCTGGTACGCTGCATCAGCCGACGCCCGTTGGCTTGGTGAAAGAAACCGCGACTTCTATAGCAAGGTGATCGTCGAAGCTAACCGCATTGCGATCCGCAACCGCCGTGGTAGTGCTAATTTTATTATCGCTACTCCTCGCGTTTGTGCAATCCTTGAGATGTTGCCGGAGTTTCAGTGGATGCCAGTAAACGGAAACGTAAATACTCAACCAACAGGCATTGCCAAAGTTGGAAACTTGGGTGGACGTTTCACTGTTTACCGCGACACTCGTACAGATGCACAATATCTACAAGGCAGACGTTCTAGCGCACTTGAATACGCGTTGCTTGGTTATAAAGGATCTGAATACTATGATACTGGTATCGTATATTGCCCATATATCCCAGTTATGATTCAGCGCACAATTGGTCCTAATGACTTCTCTCCAAGAGTTGGTCTTATGACTCGTTATGGCGTAGTTGATCATATCTTTGGTGCTAATTTATATTACCACGTAATCATCGTTAAAGGTCTTGGAACCGCAAACGTTTCAGGCGACAACGGAAAACTCTACATGTAAGTTACATATCTGTAATTTACAGAGCACAATTAAAAAACCCGTTAGTAGAAATACTAACGGGTTTTTTTTATTTAGAAAATAAAGTTATTCTATAATTTCAGAGTCGATAAGTTGAATTTTTTCTTTTTTAGATGGTTTTTCAAACATTTTTTGCATTATTTCATCTCTTGTTGCTATAACAATATTGTTAGTTTGAGGTACTAGCTTGGATAAATGAGAATTTGATTCTAATTCAAGTTTTTTAATTTCTAAATTTGATTTTTGTTGTTTATTTTGAAGATTTATTTTGTTTAATTGATCTAATGCTTTAGATGCTGAATTTATTAGTTGTGATAAAGCAGATATTTCTTTTGGATCGCTACCGGCTAATATATTATCTCTAAATGATTGTATAGCTCCTAATGTAGATTCAACTAATTCGCTTGATTTTTTATAAACATAATCATTTACATTTTCATCTGTTAAATTTTTATTATCATCTAAATTTTTATTTTGTTGTTTAGGAGGAGAAGACAATGAATCATCTTTTAGCTGTAAAATTATATCATTTATTTCTGAATTATCATTTGACATATATAAAATTACTTACTAAGTATTACATATGACACAAGTAAATATTGAAAATATAGGATCTTTTTATATTCCAAATGAAAAAACTGAAGAATTAACAAATTGGATTAATAAAAACGATGGAGTTAAAACAAAATCTTCAGAAGAAGAATTAAAAGAAATAATAGAAAAGACAAATAACGGGTTAGAGTTATTAAACGGATAACTTGACATTTAGTTCATAATCAAATATGCTTATTCTTAAGCATGAAAAGATATGATTCACTTTGGGTTGAAAAATATAGACCCAAAACTCTTCAAGAACTCGTATTATCACAGGATAATAGAAATTTTTTCTCTAATATAGATGAAAATACTCCTCATCTTTTGTTTTATGGTAGAGCAGGAACGGGGAAGACATCATTAGCTAAAATTTTAGTGAATGATATATTAAAAAGTCAATATTTATATATTAACGCATCAGATGAAAATGGAGTTGATACAATAAGAAATAAAGTTATTTGTTTTGCTCAAACAAAGTCTATTGATGGCAAAAAAAAATCTATTATTTTAGATGAATTTTGCGGTACTACTCCTGAAGCTCAAAAAATATTAAGGAATGTTATGGAGGAATATTCTAATAATGTTAGATTTATTCTAACATCAAATTCTATAGACAAAATTATAGAACCCATAAAATCAAGATGTTGTTTATTCTCTCTACAATCTGATATTCAAGATGTAATAAAAAGATGTGCATTTATTCTTAAATCTGAAAATATTAAAGTCGAAGAATCAGAGAAAACAAATCTTTTGAAATATATAGAGCAATCTTATCCAGATATTAGAAGGATAATAAACGATCTTCAAAGATTTTCTATAAGCGGATCTTTAATTATTAAAGATAATGAGTATATTAAAAATATATCATCACATATTTTCACGCTTTTAATAGAAAAAAATGACGTTTTAAATATCAGAAAAAAAGTAATTGAGGATGAAAAAAAATTTAATTCGGATTACCAAAAATTATTAGCTGAATTATTTGATATATTTTATGAGTCCAATATAAACGAATTAAAAAAGAAAAATATTTTATTGGAAGTTGGAGAATATATGTATAGAGACGTATCTGTTTTAGATAAAGAAATAAATTTCTTTTGTTGTCTGATAAATTTAGATAAAATTTTAAACTAAAGTTTACTGTGTGGGTAAACTATTATCTACTGGTAAATTATTTAAATTTTTATTATAGGCAAAGGGTTCCGGTTTTGTTCCTAATGGTTTTTCGTATCGGTTTGGTTCGCTTTGAAGTGGTGGTAAATTTGAATTATCAAAATTTACAACTACTACATATTCTTTATTTGCAGGAACCGTAAAATTTTGTCTTTCTGTTGGTACTGAAACAACTCTAGGATCAAATTTTAGTTCTAAAAACAAAGGAGGAACGCCAAAATTTGAGTTTGCATCTTTAACGTTTTGAGTAGACCCTGAAGATGATACCCTTTTAATAAAGAAAAAATAATCTTTATTTTTAGTTACTAAATCTTTTAAATATTGACCAAATTCATCGTTTAAATGTTGATTAAAATATTCGGATTTAAAAAAACTTGGAAGTAATTTAACGCAAGAACCTTCTCTAAATCCTCCGTTATTATAATATTCGAATGCTGTTTCCAGTAAGGTATTAAATTTATTAAACTTTGACATAGTACTATAAGTATTTACACTCAAAATGGCTAAAATCGATTTAAATAATTTAATAAGACCAAAGCAAACAAATTCACTGGATACTAAATTAAACGAAGAAATTATTGAAATTGAAAGTGTTTATTCCGATCTACATTTAGATTTGACTTTATCAAAAAGTATAGGTTTAGGTATAAAAAATGTTGATTCTAGAGATATATTGTCTGATATTGATTTAATTGCTATTAAAAATTCAATAAGAAATATTTTTACTACAAAAAAAGGAGAAAAAATACTAGCTCCAGAATTTGGATGTTCATTAGAACAGTATTTATTCAGTCCTATATCCGAAGTATATGGTAGAATAATAGGACAAGAAATATTAGAAGCATTTGAAAAATATGAACCAAGAGTAGAAGTTAAAAAAATAAAAGTTATACCAAACCCAGAACTAAATCAATATGAAATAACTGTTGTTTATGAGTTTTTAGAGATAAAAAAACAAGCAAGTCTTAATATTTTAGCATTGTATGGGGGAGAAATTAAAATTTAAGATAATTATTAGAAATGGATATTGAACTTTTAAATAAAAATTCTTACTCAACCTTTGATGCATTTTCGTTGAGAGACTTAATAGTAGATAGGCTAAATAGAGGTAAAGTATTTACAGATCAAAATTATCAAGGATCTAACTTATCAGCATTGATAGATGTTGTAAGTTATACTTTTAGTACTCTTTTATTCTATTTAAATAAAACATCTTCCGAAAGTATGTTTTCAGAATCTCAATTGTATGAAAACATGAATAGAATTGTTAAAATTTTAAATTATAATCCTGTAGGTAGATTAGGACAAAACGTTCCGTTTAAAATAACAGCAAATAATTCATTAACAAAAGGAAATTATACAATACCTAGATATAGCTATATAAATGTTGGAGGAACAGTATATTCTATCAATCAAGATATTACATTTACTAAACTAACTGATGATATAGAAACGATTGATAATATAGCTAACACATATTTAACATATCAAGGAATGTATCAAGAATATCCAGAATATACAGCAACTGGAATATCAAATGAAATTTTATATTTGGCTTTAGCGGAAGATGTTTACATTGATCATTTTAATATAGATGTATATGTAAAATATAATAACACTAATAAATGGGTTAAGTGGAATAGAACAACTGAATTATTTTTAAATCAAGCAAACGACGAAGTATATGAAATAAGATTTAATGAAAATAAAAGGTATGAAATAAAATTTGGAGATGATGTAAACGGTAAACGTTTAAATCAAAATGATAAAGTATCAATTTTTTATTTAAAAATTGATAAAGATACGATAGGAATAGGACCAAACGCACTAGCTAACTCTAGTCTTTATTCTTTTAATACAATTAATTATTTAAATATTTTAAATGATACGTCTATTATATATGAAAATTTTTTAACGAGAGCAGATCTTAAAAATGTATCATTTGATAACGATTATCCATCAACTGTGTTTTCATTAGAGGAAAACGTAGATTCTATTAGAAAAAATGCACCAAAAGCATTAAGAACTCAAAATAGATTAGTTACCGCATTAGATTATGAGATTTTTTTAAAAACTAATTTTGGATCTATTTTATCTGAGTTTAAAGTTGTTAATAACGATAACTATTTAAAAAATTATATTAAATATCTTTTTGATATTGGATTAAATGAACCACAAAAAGATAATAGAATACTTTTTAATCAAATTAAATTTTCTAATAGTTGTAATTTTAATAATTTATATGTTTACATGGTACCTAAAAATGAGTTACAACAATATTTAACACCTCCTCAAAAAGAAATAATAGTTAATGGGTTAATGGATCATAAAACACTAACAAGTAATATAGTACCAATGGATCCCGTTTATATGATTATAGATTTTTATATCAAAAAAACAGGAGAAGTTATTCAGCCGCAAAATTCTCAATTATCCCGACTACGAATAACGAAAGAATTAACATCTAGAAGGTCGGATTCTGCTATAAAAACTGATATAGAAAAAGTTTTTAAAAAATATTTTAATAGAGAAGTTAATAAATTAGGACAAATAATAGATATATATAAATTATCAACAGATTTACTTAATATAGAATCAGTTGAAAAAATAGAAACTTACAGAACAGATATAAATGATTCGGTTGAGGGGTTATCATTTATAGTCTGGAATTCAGTATATCCAGAATTAGACTCTAAAGTTTATTCTCAAAATTTACAATTTGAAAATTTTAAATATCCTGTTTTTTATAATATTCAAGATTTATTTTCTAGAATAGATATAGTAGAAAAGACGGGATCAATAAAAGCAGCAGATTTTTAATCTATGTTTATTACTACATATCCAGAATTTGGTTACGCAAAAGCAACTAATTTTAGTTTTAAATTAGATGATTCGATATCGAATCAATATGATTATTTTTTATGGAATTTTGGAGATGAAAATTTTAGTAAAAACCCAACTCCAACACATACATATAAGCTACCAAATACATATAAAATACATTTAAAAGCCTTTAAACCAGATGGAGAGTATGATGTTTATGAACATGAGGTAAATGTTTTTTTATATTTAAATGAATCTATTTATTTTGATAATGTTCCACCCCCAACGTTTGCATCTCACTATAATAAATATCCATTTAAATTAAAAATAACATCATCATCAACTGCAAAACACACTATAGATCTTTCTACTCAATTTTCAAAATCTCTTAAACATCAATACCCAAGAAATAAATGGTCCTTTTTAAGACCGGAATGGAGGTTTTTAGATTTAAATGGTAATATTATAGAATCTATTGATACGACTGATACTGAAATAAAAATAGATCAATATGGAGATTTAAATCCATTAGGAACTACTGTTGGAGTCACGGGTTTTGCTGAGTTTTATTTGATAGATGATTTGTATAATACAGATTATATAGCACAAGAGTATCCGTATACAACTATAATAGCTACTTTACAAACTAGCGCATTAAATTCCTTCAAAGATACATTACACGCCGATGAATTAATGCCTAGTTTTAGTAATAGCACCGCAATAGCAGTAATGCCACATTCATTTTTGTGGAGATATCCCAGTTATCTAGATGTAACAGAAAACGGAATTAAAGGTTTTACTAAAAACAGATGGTCTAAATCAAAACACCCAATTTTGATAAAGTGTTGTTTCGACGAGAATCCAGATTTTGATGATAAATTAGGAAACGGTATAAAACTTTATAATCCGGATGTAAATTTTTGTCATTATATCCCATTTAATATGGGATCATCAGAATTATTAGATATAAGAATTAGGGGGATAACATCAAGTGATGTCGCTTCATCAACTCCCGAAGCTCAATTCATAAATTATGTAATATCTCCGAGTTCAACTTCATTATCTTATTATGGTGATGATAGCGAATATTTATCATCTGGATATTTTAAAGGAACATATTCTTTAGTAGATGTTATATCGGCGACAAACGTAGAGATTGAAGTATTAACTAATGTAAATACACCATCATCATTCGAGTCTAATTTTTTCAATCCTATATTATGGATATCAAACCCCAAAGCAGGTATGGCTGCTACGGTATATTATTTTTATAATAATTGGTTGAATGATATATCAACAAAAAATTTAAATAAAGCATACGTCAAATCTTTTGATATTCCAATTGTAAAACCAATAATAAATTATGAATTTTTTTCTGATAATCATCCATTATCAGGGTATCATGGAGTTTATTCGATAGCGGCTTTACCTCCTCCTCACTATCAAGCATGGATGTGTGATTCCGAAAAAAATTATTTATATAAAATATCAACTTTAGGCGAAATATTATGTTCAATAGATTTAGTTGATCTATTTTATAGAAATAACTTTGAGTTTACAGTAAAGAAACAGATTTTTGGTGTGGTTTCTCCAGCATCAATAACATTAGATAGTGATTTAAATCTATGGGTTTCTTTATATGATTCAATATCAGCATTGAAATTTGATAAAAACGGAAATTTTCTATTTGCAACATCACCATTAAAGTCATTAAGTTATAATATACCAACTAATAGTCAACAATATTCTGCTTTATACTTTGATAATTCTAGAATAAATCATAATAATACAATTTTTGATTTTAATTTAATAGAACCTACAGGAATAGATACGGATATTAATGATAACGTTTGGATTTCTTACTCTAATGTTCTTAGTGGAATGCTTATAAAGTATGATAAAGACGGAAATCTGCTTAAAACTATAACATATCCTGTTTGTTCATGTCCTCAAGAATTAATGTGTGATTCATCTGGAAATGTTTGGGTTGTTGGGGAAAGATTTTCGATTGAACATAAATTAGTACCACCGAATCCAGCAGAAATGACATCTGGATTTTTAGAAAAAAGAGATTCGAATGGTAATATATTGAGTTCTTTTGGTCCTTTTATTGGAATACAACATTTAACACTAGATGAATATGATAATCCTTGGTTTACCCATAGTTATCAGTGGGTTGGTAAAGTGGATAACCAAACTGGCTATTGTTCTTATATAAAAATCCAAACTGGAGGGTATTCGGATAATCCACCGCAAGAATTTGATCCTAATTCTAATATATATGAAACGTGTTTAGAAGGTATAGCAACAGATCTTATAGGTAATACCTATGTTATAAATTCAATAGAAAATAAAATAGTTGTTTTGAACTCCGGTGAAAAAAGTATATCAATTAAAGATTATTTTAATATTAATCCGAAGGGATTTTCTTATTATAATAAAAATTTTGATGAGAAGGGTTATACTGAAATTGAATTTAATTATTGGTCTAAATCTGCTCAAGCTCAAGGAGATTGGTGTGGAAGTAGATGGATTAAAAAATATGGGAAAAATAAATTAACATTTTTATATAATTCAACGGGTAATTTATTTTTGTCGGGAAAAGTTGAAAATGTAAATTTTTATAATGAAAATCCTTATGATTTTTATATAAGGAATGAAAATTTTGATTTGTCTAAAGCGTTAAAGGATGTTTCTTTTCAACCTACACTACAAAAAAGTAAAAATTTATACGAAAACTTTTTTTCAAATATTTTTGGAAAATATCCGTTTAACCATAATGATTTAGGAATTTCATCTTTTGAAAAAGTATCAAATTTTGTTTCGAACCATAGTGACGTAGATACTTGCGACGTGGAATCTTTATATGATTTAAGTAAAGCATTTGATATGGATAATGATGATTTTAAAGTTTTTTATCCATTAGAAATTAAAAGATTAATTAATAATTTAAGTATAAACCAATCAAAATTATGGGGTACAGATTTAAATGATAACTTTAATTTTAAAAATATAAATGATAATAATAATTTTAACCGAGGGAATCTTATAACATCAGATAGTTATATGATAACAGCCGGAACTCCAGTAATTTTAAAAACAAAAAGTTTATATGATTATAAATTAATAAATACTGGATATTATTATGATTCTAATGTTTCTATACAAGATGCATTATTGTTAGGATTATCAACATATCCATTATCGAGCTTATGTGAATTTTTAAATATTGGTGATGATTGGAAATCTTATTATGAATTTTATGAATTTGAACCGAGTAATCATAAAATATATGTAGACGGTATTATAGATTGGAATAATATCCAAACCGTATTAAATATAAATTTATCATCTCGTAAAGAGTGGATAAAAGATGAAGGAGTATTGGATACTTTATTTTCATATGAATTATATAAAGGACTTGGTTTATTAGAATGATATTTTTAATTTTTTATCTAAATATATAATATGATTGATCCTTATGGAGCATACAGTTTTAGTTTAAGTGGAATATGGCCTTTTGAAACCTATATTGTAGAGCCATTGAGATTTAATGCTAATAAAGGCAAAGAATTTAAAAATTTACCAATTAGGGTACCTGCTGTTCTTAGATTTAGATATAAAAAACAAGCTGATATATTATTTAATGGTATAAATTTACAATATAATATTCCAATTTTTAATGTTATAAATGGAATATATTCATATGATGAACAATTTGGAGAGGAAGATTATTTATTAAAAAGTTCATCTAGCGAAAAAACTACATTAAATTGGACTCCTTCAAATATTAGAGTATATAATTCTGGAGAAATTTTTAATTATTTTGTTTATAAACCATTAGATAATGATATTCAATATTCTTATGCGTTATACCCTAGTAAGCTAATATTAATTCCTACGTCTATAGTTAAAAATCAAAATGGAACATATTCTGTTACAACTGAAACTAGATTATTAAGCTCTCATATATTTTATTTATCATCAAATAATTTAGATACGGAACAGAATACTTTTTTACAAAATTATGTTTATGAAAATGGGTATCCAAATCCATCTTTTTTGTATGAAAATGTTTCTAGAAAAAATATTCCATTAACATATCAAACAATTCCAAATGGAGATATAATATATACTTTAAGCTCATTCAAATCCGTGTCGTTTAAAGAATTAGTTTCATTTGATGAAAATAAACCATTCGTGTTTTCATTAAAACAGTTTTTAGAGTCTAATTTTATAACAAATAACATAAAAATAAGACCGGATTCAGTTTCATTAACATATTGTTCTACTTATGATGTAGATGGATTGGAGGTTACTATAGGTCATTTACCAGTTGAATTTTTACCTCACATAGCAAAAGATTTAGAAAGTAGTTATATATTAAATTTTAACATTCAAAATAACATATCTAAAACAGATTTTGAGGAAGTTACAACAAAGGGATACTTTTCAAAAATATTTAGTTTTACTGATACCACTTTACAAAATTTAGTAACTTCTATTAGTAGTATTGATTGGTCATCAGAATTGGTATGGAATGCGGCCAACTCGGATATAAGTTTATATAAATCATATTCATCGACTTTAGTATCAAACGACACATTTTACCGATCAATAACATCATATTCGTCATTATATGAAACATATACTGTAGATATAACAGCATACCAAATTGATAGATCATTTAAAGACATAAGAAATATACAAACATATCAATTCGTTCAGAGTGCTTTAGACGATACTAAATTATTTCGTGATGTTGATAATTGTATTCAAAAATTAAGTTTAAATTTAAAAACCGGTCTTTTTGAATATCAAGCTGATACATATACAGATGATAACAACGTTGCAGTCGGAAGAGTTAGACCCGAACCAAGTATTCCTATAACAATAAATTATATTGTAGATTCTGATGTTTTTTTAAACACAAACTCAACTATACAATATAATAACAATTCTGTAAATTCTACATCAAACATATCTAAAACATGGACTTTAAATCACCCACCTCACAATTATACATTTAATGCTACATATAGTACATATAATGATACTAACAAAACATTTATTGGAGATACTGCAACGTTAAACTTTTATCTCACCAGTTTTATTATAGATAAATTTTTATCAGAAACTCAAGCATCTCCATTAGTAATAGATTCAGAAATAGAACCTAAAACTATATTTTTTAAAAGTTATTCTGGATTTAAAATAAACAATTCAATTATTTCCGATTATGGTTTTTATGAATTAGATTTAAATACTTTTGCATCAAATGATACGATATCATTTAAAATGATTTTTCAAGAGAATGATATTTTTATAAATGCATTATCATGTCTTTATGGGCCAGATTTTAATAATGTTTATGATTTAAAAACAAGTCCATATGTACCAATAACATTAGCAAAAGAACTTTTAATATTATATCCAAATGAAACATATGGCGAATTGAGATTTAATTTTATTTCTACTTTATCTACTTATAATACTCAAATAAATTGTAAAAAAACAATAAATCTTTTATTTTCTGAGGGAAAATCTAGTAATATAAAACCACAACCAATATCAATAACTAAATTAGACGAAAGTGAAAATAAAATAATAGTAAGTTGCGCTTCTATATCGTCTACTTTAGAACAACCATATAAAAGTTTAGAAAATACATTAATAACATGGTTCATAGAACCAAGTACAGTAGACGTAACAATAGTTCCAGTAGATTATTATACATATGAACCTATTTTAAGTGCTACAACAAATAATGAAGTTGTAATACAAACCATTAAAGATAAAGAAATAAAATTTTTTAATACCGATTCAAGCACTATTTTAATATCAGGATATGGTGATAGTTTAATAACTATATATTTATCATCATTAAAATTTAACGAAGTTGCATCGTTAAATAATGATCCGTTTCTCTTTGACTTTTTTAAAGATAATTCTTTTATACTAAAAGAATCTCCAATAGAAAATACAGGTAAAACATCAATAGTTAGTATATCATCTAGTGTTTTATATGGTAATGGAGAATTTAAAATACCTCCATATGTTAATTTATATTGGTACTGGACATATAATAACAATGACGATATATCTATTATACCTATTACGGCTTATAGAACAAATGGACAGGTTTATAATAGAGGTGATATAGTATTAGCAGAAAACGGAGACATATTAACATTTAAAATAAATTTAGATGATGGTAATAATTCTTTTAATGTGAATCAATTTAAAGTTTCTCTTATATCAAATTATAATGATAGAATAATTTCAGGAGAAAAAACTTTATTATTAAATGATTTTCCAGCTAGAAATATATTTAACACTGATTTTAAAATAAACTATATTAACAATCAAAGTGTTGTTCAATCTTTTTTTGAACAAAATACGAGAGATGATAGATATGTTTTGACTAGACCTAAAGATGATTTTAATCAATTTATTTTTAGTTCTAATATAGACGTGTTACCAACTATTTCTTTTGAAAATATATCTTGGGTTATTTCTTCAAATACTGGATATTTCTCAATATCAACGTATAATACATATGAAAATTTTTCAAAAAATTTAATATATAAATTACCAAATGATAATACTACTCAAACAAATATAACATTAAGTGCATCTAAAGCTACTCTTGCAAACTGGTTGGTGCCAAATAATGTAAGCACAACATTAAAAATATATACATTGTCAAATTCTGAATTCACAAATCCGTTAAATTTTTTAGTTTATCCTCCATATACATGGATTGATAATAATAATGGAAATCTAACGCTATTAGATAATACAAATTATACGTTAGCGTTTGCACCAACAGCATACGAACAAAAAAAATCAAATAGTCAAAATTTTTATGTTTCTTCTAATAAAATGTTTAATGAATATGAATATTATTACGGAGCAAATAAAAACTTTATAACAACATTATGTTCAATATCTGGTCAAATTGAAATACCATATCATCCTAAGTTTTTAAGTGACAATGGAGCAACAGTATTTTTAACGGCATTTAATGATTATTTTCCTAAAAATAATGGAGTTATTTATACCGGACTTAAACAAAATAATTCTATTTATACGGGATTCTATCCAATTACTTCTAAAACTTTTAATTTTAAAAGTATACAGCAAAATAATTTCGTTAAAAATCCAAAAATAATACCATACGACAATCAAAAAATAATCTTTACACCAAAATTAACATCTATAGATTTAGATTCAAATGACTATATTTCAGTAACACAATCTATAGTATCAGAATCTATAAACAAAAAGGTGTCCGTATATTATCCGAACGATTCTTTTGCTGGTATTAATGTATACACATTATCATGTAAATATTGGAAAACTTCTATAGAAGCATCTTCTGAAAATGGTTTTTATGAACTATTCTTTTTGAGAATTGGAGATCCATCAACTCCTTTAAATATAAAAGATAATGAAATAACTACAATTAAATTAAGCGTATCATCACTTATACCAGTTAAAATTCCAAAAGAAACATTTAATAATGTATTAAATACATATTCTGAAGATACAGATTTGTGGAATACAACTTTAAAAGTTGTAACCGCAGAACCATTAACGTTAGTTGCATATTCAACTAGTGTTGAACCGGAAGTTTTTATATCTTCTTATTATACGATAACTGGTAAAGAATTCGCTATTCAATTACAAACGCCGGAAAACTCTTTTAATTATATTATAACATCATATGATATATTTTTTGGTGATGGGACATCGCAAAAAATATACGACGATCAATTATTTTATAAGACATATGTAAA